CGGCGGACTTCGAAACCTCAGGCATTGGTTCACGGATGTCTTCGGAGCCGTCTTTGGCTGGGCCTTGGGTGTAAAGGTTGGAGGCGTTGGCGTAGATAGACAACTGAATGGCAAAACCCAGTCCGCCATATTTCACGGACGAGCCGGTTTTCAGGTCCGAGACAAAGGTTTCTTGCCCATCGGTGAGGAGCAGGTCGAAGGTTCCGGCCACTTCGATTTCATCGTTGACCACAATCCGTTCCGTCATGCCGTCGACGAAAGACAGTCCAGCGTCGGCCAGTGCCGACAGGATCGCTTCAATGTCGGCTTGGTATGGATCAGGGGCGACGAAGCTGGGGTCTTTCAAGCGGCGCTCGAGTAGGCCGTGGACAGCGGTGCCGAGATCCCGGCGGACTGTCGCTCCTCCTGCTTCGGACGCGCGCTTCACCAGAGAGTCGAGGGTTTTTTTGTCGTCCTGTGGGGTGGTGGCGACCAAAGCGACGAGGTCGGGTCGGAGGCCAAGTCCGATGGCCGTCATTCGAGAGTTCCATGCCATCAGGCTCGAGGAGTCGTCGAGGATCTTGGAAATCGTCGTGGCCCTGGTGTAGCCGACGAGCTTCTCGGCTCCTGGTGGGAGGACTTGGTAGCGGCCCCAGCGGTCCCGCCGGGTTTCTTGTTGGGGCTGGTTGAGATTGGTGAGGGCTTCAGGGTTTAGCGTTGTCATTTTGGGTTTCCTGTCGGGAGGCGGCTATGTGGCCGATCGTGTTGTCTTTGTTTGAACTGTTGGGTGTGTTCGGTATGTGGCAGGCCGGTCGGGGCCGTTGGTGGGGTTGGCTGGTGGTGATGTTTCATTCGTGGCCGTGGGCTTTGTATGCAATCCAGTCGAATCAGCCAGGGTTTCTGTTCATGTTTGGGATGTGGCAGTTGGTGAATGGTTGGAACAGTTGGAAGTGGTTTCAGAGTCGCCGACGCCTGTGACAGCGGCTCGAGCTGCCCGAGACTTCTTGGTCCGCTCATTACCCAGCCGGCGCTCCTCGACGATCCGAAACATGGTTCGATCGTGGAGCTGCTGGACCTTGTCGGCTGTCGACCTTCGGATCTTGGTTTTAGAGATTTGTAAAGCGCGCGCGTCTGGGTCGTGGTTGATGTGTCGGGCGATCTGGGTTTTGGTCCAGCCGTGTTTGAGGAGGTCGTTGATGAGTCGCCAGGTCGGTTTCGCGTTGACGAGGGTTCCTCCGGAGGCTTTGTGGAGGCCGACTGCCAAGATCCGGTCGGCTGTGGTGGGTCGGATTCGGAGAAGCTGCCCTGAGGCGATCTTTTGAATGGTGGACAAAGCGACTCGAGAGGTGGCGTGGATTTGGCGTCTGCCGATTCCGACTTTCCGGAGCCATTGGATGTGGTCTCGAGTTTCGGTGGCGTCGATGAAGATGACTGAGGGCGCTTCGATGCCGTAGGCGACTCGACGTTCTCGTCTGTCTCGTTCTCGGGCGTACAGCCGATTGGCGATGGTGCAGGGTTCACATCGGCATTTTTCGACAACATATTTGGCTCGGGTGCCGTGTTCCCTGGTCATCGTTTGTTCCATTCGGCTCGGAACCGGGAGTTGCAGGTGCGGCAGTCGAGGCAGCGGCAGCCGGACGCGTAGCGCGTGCGGGTGCCATGCTGAGCGGCTGGGAGTTTGATGCCGTTTTCGAGGCGGTAGGCCCGTCGGTCTTTTTCGGTCATGCCAGCCCAAATTCCGAACCGTTCCGGATTGTAGGTGACGTGTTCCCGACATTCGACGATGACGGGGCAGGTTTGGCAGATGGCTTTGGCAAGTTTCATGGAGGTTGTGTCGCCACGGTTGACGAAGAACAGGTTGGTTTTGCCTTTGCAGGCTGCCTGTTCTGTCCAGGCGTCGGGGTGTTTGTCGGGTGGTGTCACTCGTAGAAGCCGTACTGTTTGAGGGTGGCGTTTTCGGCTTTGAGGTTGGCGATTCGTGCTTCGAGTTCTCGGATTTGGTCGAGCTGCTGGGCGATGATGTCGGCGGCGTCGAGGACGAGTTCGAGGTCGAGTTGGTCGGTTTCGACGAGTGCTGTGAGCTGCTGACAGAACATCATGATGTTTGTTTCGGTCATCGTTTGTTCCCTTCGATGATTGTGATGAGGGTGTCGAGGGTGCAGGTGACATACCAGGAGGCGGGGTTGCCTTTGCCTCGTCGTTTGTGGATGACGATTCCGGTTTCTCGGCCGGCGTTTTTGGCTTGGATGGCGACGTCGTCGACCCAGCCGGAGAGGTCTAGGCGGGCGTGGTTTTTGACTTGGATGGCCGGCCAGTTTTTGTCTGGTACCCAAATGTCGCCACGATCCAGAGTGGCTCCGGCTGGTACACGTTCGGCTTCGACGCCTCTGACGTTGAGATAGTCACAGGACGCTCGTTCGGCTGCTGAGCCTTTGGCTTTGTTTGGGTTACTCACAATATTCCTAGCGTAATCAGCCAAATCCAAAGCATGGTCACAGCGACGAGGAGGAAGATTGCTGCCGTTGCAAGCCAATCAGATTTCATCGTGACGTCTTTACCGGCCAAGCGAAGATCCCAGATGCAATGGCGGCGAGGAGGAGGGTGAGGCCGATGACTGGTCCGAGGGCGTCGTGTTGGGCGGTGTTCTCGACTAGTGCTGGCAGCAGGGCGAAGGCGGTGAGTCCGGTGAGGAATTGCGCTGTTTGTTTCATGCTGACCTTTTCGGGTTGTGGTTTGTCGGGTGGGTTGTGGAGCGGTGACAGGTTTTCCGGTGTTCCAGGTAGGAGTCGGTGCCTTGGTTGGTGCGGTCGAAGGACTGTTTGCACAAGAGGCAGCGTATGACGTTTGCTTCGGTCACAGGTCGACCTCGAGGTCGTTGCCGACTAGGACGATCACTGGGATGTCGGAGAGGCTAGGGGCCGGCGGTTTCGGTTGGTTGGCTTTGCGGATCTGATGGGCGAACAGCAGAGCTGCTGGGATGAGGGAAATGATCGTCCACATCAGAGGGCCTTTGCGATTTCGGCTTGGAGTCCGTCGATGGAGAGTTCGTTGACGTCGGTGTTTTGGATGTAGAGGCGGACGTTGATGACGGCGTGCCAGAAGTTGTCGTCGTTGGCGAAGTCTTCAGGGTGGAGGATGTCGACGACTGTTTCGGCGAGGATTTCGGCGTGGACGAGGGCGGTGATGTAGAGGTCTTCGATTTGGTCGGCTGGTTCGTATTCGTCGTGGATGTGGTCGACGTTGCCGATGATGGTGGCGTATTCGTCGACCTTCTCTTCGGCGTGGATGAGTTCTTGGAGGTTGATGTCGAGTTGCTTGATTGCTGCCATGTCGGGGTTCCTTGTCTGCTTGGGTTTCCTTGTGTGTGGGGCGGCTGCTCCACATGAGAAGTTTTAAAGGACGTTTAAAGGAATGTCAAGGATCTTTTTTCGGGAATGCAGAAACCCCAGCCACGGAGCCTGGGGGAAGGCTGATGGCTGGGGTTTCCGGCATCCGATTCGGTTGTGGTTCTCAGAGTGCGTGGCGGTTCGCCTCGAGGATCCAGTCGACACCCAGGGGAGAGAGGTGTCGTCGTCGAATCGGGGATCTAAGGGAACGTCTTGAAGGTGGGGACCATGGAAGGGGAGTCGGTGGGGCCGACCTTGTCCGAGGCAATCGACGTCAGAACCGACAGGCCCGCGGCGATGAGGGATGTTGCTGCGAGGTGTTGCCAGTCAAGGTTCAGCCAATCCATTTGGGAGGCGCCTGCGAGGGCGACGAAGGTTTGGGCGAAGGTTTTGATTGCACGCTCTACGAGCTGCATGACGAAGGATTTGGTGAACATTACGGTTTCCAATCTGGAGCGGGATAGTCCTGAGTGTCAGGGTATTCGTGTTCTTCGGGGTCGTATTCGACTTCTTCGTCGGGTTCGGTGAGGGGGATGAGATCCGGTTCAATGGTGATGGTCATTCTTCCTCCTCGTCCACCCATTCTTCCTCATCGTCGTCGATGTCGAAAGAGGGAACGATTGGGGAAGGGTTCAGAAGTGATCCGTAGAGGCAGTCGAGGTAGCCGGCGGCGTCGGTTATGGAGTCTTTCAACTGTTCAGCGTTGAAGCCTTCCTCGAGGCCACGCGCGATCCTTCCGAGCTTCATACAAATCATGAACATGATTCCGGCGTTGACGTCGATGACGTCTTCACCCCACAGAGAGTTGAAGAGGTTGGTGACGCGCTGATAATCCTCCCAGGGCGGCCCGTAGGCTCGGCCACGGTCGCCATGAACGAGGGCGAAGCCGTCGAGGAGGATTGAGGGCCAGGCGGCATCGAAGTATTCGTCGACTTCGGGTTCTTCTTCCATGTCGGGTTCCTTATGCGGAGTGGATGTGTAGGTCGCCCCAGCCTCGAGGGCCGTAGCCGGTCCCGATGCCGAGGGTGAGAAGTCCAGCGGGTGAATTTTGGCCGCTCATGTCAGTCCACCAGGAGGAGCCACCATCCATGGCGGGGGCTTGCATGAAGGTCCGGCCGGATGTTTCCGAACAGATGAAGTGGTGATAGTGGCCGGTGATGAGGATGTCGGCGTCGGCGATTGGTTGGCGTCCCATTACCTGTCCTTTCCACCAGTTTTCTAGTTTGGCAGCGGGGTGGCCGGAGGCGCCTGCTTTATGGCCGTGGGCGAAAGCGACTGGGATGCCAGCAATGTTGAGGACGAGGTTGTTGCCGGATGCTAGGACGGTTGTGCAGCTGCCGTAGCGTTCCTCGTTGGCGGCCAAGATTTCGGCTACCTGTTCGACGACTGCGAGGTCGTCGTTGTCGGTGGTGCGGGTGAAGGATTTTCCGTTCAGCCGGTTTTCGCCATGGTTGCCAGGAACAGCGGCTAGGACGATTCGTGGGGTAAGGCCGAGGACGTTGTCGACGGCTCGGAGGATGAGTCGGCGGGCGAGGCGCATTTGTTCACGCCTGTCCAAGTCGACGTTGAAGGTTTGGCCGGGATAGTGGCCGGTGCATTGTTCCACTAGGTCGCCGAGGCCGACGAGGTAGACAGTGTCGACGGGTCGGCCTGCTTTTTTGAGTTCTTTGATGCGGGCGGGCAGATAGTCGAGGGTGCGGCAGATTCTTTCGACGGTTTCAGGGGTGCCGCCATTTGGCTCTCCTGCCTTCCCGAGCTGCCAGTCTGCTATGAGGACGACTAAGGCTCTGTCGGGCCTCTCAGGGCCTTTCAGAGGCTTCACAGGGCGCCTCTTCTCCACTAGGCGGCAGAGGGCGTCCACATCGGGTCGGTCGTAGTCGAGTTCACGCGCGCGCAATGTCGCCCGGTAATACCTGAGCCGGCGGCCGTCATGGGTGTCCCATGCTCGGACTTGGACAGACCCTTCGACCACTTCAGTGGTGAGCGGATCTAAACCCCAGTCGGCGACAAGCTCAGACCAGACCCCTGTTGTGGGGTCGGCTTCGAGGGGTGGGGTGGTGAGTGTGCCTTCACGACCATTCCATGCGACACCGGGTTCCCAGCCTTGCGGATGGTTTCGTCGGGGTCGGGATCCTGCTGCTACTTCGTCAGCGAACGAGGCAGTTTCGTCGGTGTTTTCGGATTGAGTCGCCACGGATCTCCCATCCTCTCCGCTTCATTGCTCGAGCGATCGCCTCGGCGTTCCATGACTGGTCGGCTAGGACGTCGTTGACTTCGCCCCGAGTTTTTGTGTCCATGTTTTTGAGTAGGACACAGAGTCGACATTCGATTCCGGAGGTTCGGGTTTCTGCTCGGACGTCGTCGGCAAAGGTCATCTACGCCACCATGGTTTTCGGGTTGTCATACGGTGCAGGACGATATGGTCGTCAAGCCGGTCGGAAACAGTTTCGACGCGCTGGGCGGTGTCGTCAACCTTCTTTTCGATGCGGTCGAGTTTCCGGGAGTTTTGGGAGTGTTCGTCGGTGTTGATTCGACGGGTTTTCCGTGACTGCCAGACGACAGCTGCGAAGGCTAAAAGTCCGGTGATGGACGCTGCGATGATGGGTTCCCACTGCATGACATTGACAGCCGATCTGGTTAGATGGTGGGGATGGCGTCGACAAACGCCTGGTCGGCCACCCAAACGGTTTGGCCTTCGACGATGATGGTGTTGGAGCCGGGCAAGATGAGGAGTTGTCCGCCGGCCTGTCCGATCACCCACGCCACATTCTGGAGCTGCCCTGCTGGGATGTGCCATTTCCAGCCCAAGCCGGCGTCTGCCAAATAGATTTCGCCGGACTTGTCGCCTCGGAGTAGGTAGCGTTTCATGTCGTCGTCCTGTGGGGTTGGGGGAATAGGTGCCGGCGGGGTGATTGCGTTGATGAGCAGCTGGTCGAGGCGTGCCTGGTCGGGATGGGTTGACCAGGCGTCTGAACGGTCCCAAGGCTGGACGGTTCCGTGACAGAATAAACCGGGACGGTTCAAAGCGTCAGTACCAACCCACTGAGCATTCGACAGTGGAATGCCTAGCAAAGTCCAAAGCCCACGGATCGCTTCGCCTGCTCGGACGATCATGGCCTGTGTGTTGGGATCGTCGGGGCTGAGTTCGGCGCTTCGACCTGCGAGGCAGATGTGCCAGGTGCGCGAGTTGTAACCGGAGGCGGCTACAGAGAACGTCGTGTAGTCGGGAGGCACCAAGACCACAGTTTCTTCACTGTCGACGATGCACGCATAGGAGCCGGGGTCGGATCGTCGAGCGATAAAGGCGGCGAGGTTGCGCGCGCTGCCTGGTCCGGTTGGCCCTTCGCTGGTGTGAACACCGATCGCATAGGTCGGCGTGTTGGATCGCGAGGGATAGAACTGCGGCGAGCGTGGTGGATTGTCCAGCAGGTAGTAACCCATCAGGCGGGCGCTCCGTATGGGCCAATGTCTTCGACGGTGAACTGTGTGGTTGCGTTGGCTCCGTAGATTTTTAGTGTTCCTGTACCTGTCGAGGCTTGCACATCGAAGGTTAGAGTGGAACTAGACGTTGCTGAATAAATGGAAACTGCGTTGTAGATTTGGTCGTTGACGTTGGAATAGTTGTTTTCGATTCCAGACCAAAATCCGGTACCACCAGCTCTCATGGTAAAAGTATTAGCAATACCAACAGAGGTGTTTAGGTAGCGACACTGGAACGTACAGCGGTATCTCCTGTTGTTGACCACAGAGACAGATCCGGTGATGTTTGTGATTGTTGCCGGGGTTCCAGTGAAGTCGCGAGTGCTGACGGTGTCTTGGGCGTACAACTGAATCCCCCACGGGGCGTTCCAGCCTGGACCTTTACGCCATGCGGTGCCGTTGTAAGTGTAAAGACCTTCGGATGAGTCGTTGGAGCGGATGTAGGCAACCATGCCGTCTTCTGGAGCGGTGATGGCGACGTCTCGAGCGCCAGTCGATTCAAACGACATGATGGACTGTTCCATGAGGTAGTTGTTGACGTCTGAGGCGGTGAGAACTGAGGCCGCTGTGAAGTTTTTGAATCCGCTGCCCATGAGGGTCTCCTAATAGCCGAGGACGTTGGTGGAGTCGATGACTCCGTAGACAAGATTGTCGAGGATGAGGAAAGAAAGAGGTGCCGGGGACAGATTGTAGGTCGTAACCCATGAAGAGATCCCGATGTCGTGCGTGATGCCTTCGACGATGAGTTCTTTTGAGATTACAGACCCGACACCTTGAGGACGTCGTTTCACTGTGATTCTGGTTCCGATGTCGTCTGTGATCGTTGCCGCATACATTGAAGTCAGACGACGTGGGCTGAATCTCATTTGTTCGATTCGAAGCTGTGGTTGTTTGTAGGTTGCGAGTCGGACGCGCGCGATGTCGTCCATGGCTTCATCGGTGTTGTTGATGAGACCGGACAGTGAGTCTGTGCGGATGAAGTATTGCCCCTGGCTTGTGGTGTCGTTGACTACAGCGGTTGCGCCTTCACGTCTGGCAACGTTTGTGCGGTTGTAGATGAGCTGGTCGTTGTAGGTGAACTCGAGGTCGAGGTAGGGGAGTTCTCCGGTTCCGTCTCCGAAGGTTCGTTGTGAGGTGTTGTAGGTGGAGTTGACAGCCATTTCGTTATGGGAAATGAATTTGACGAGGCCGGAGCGGTCGCAGAAGAGGCGGCCTTGGTCGGCGGTTTCACATTCCTTTAAGGCGGAGAGGAGTGTGTCGTTTTGAGTGTCAATTCCTTGGACTGTTGATGTGGCGGTTGAGAAGGTTTCTCCGTCACTCATCCAATCGGCCATCGCGAGTAACGAGTCGAGGCGTTGGGTGGCGGTGTTGCCGGTTAGGTAGGTGCCTTTTCCGATGGCGTAATGGTTGGCGATTTGTGTGGACGTTAAAAAACTATTTGCGTAGAGGCAGAGTTCGTCAACAGTCCCGACAAAGTAGGAGGTCATGTTGTAAGTGGCGGTAGCGGATGAGGTGTATGGCTTGCCGACAACAATGTTGGGTTCGCTTGATACTGAGAGCGTCGTGAAAAAATCTTCGATTGTTGCTAGGACCCCATCTACCCAAAGCTGCCTGAGAGCATTGTCGTAATCTAATTTTAAAACTATGTGATGGGGTTTTCCGTCGTTGACTGTGATTCCTGAGGTTCTGACTAGCGCACTATTAAAACCTGCGGTGCTACCAATCTGTCCTTGTATGACCCCGACGCCACCAGTGACAACCATTCCAAGTGCCAAAGTGTATTCGTATCCGCCTTTGTAAAAAATACCGTATTTGCCGTCTGTGGTTGTGCTGGTTGAAATCCAACATTCGACGGTTTTGGCGCGGAAATCTACGAAGGGATCACCCAGGAATCCGATAGGGATTTCGATGAAGTCGGTTCCGTCGAAGACTGCTGAGACAGACGAATCGTTGGCGACGAGTGAGCCGGTGGAGGCTCCTGTTGTTGCTGCTCCGGCAGTGGTTTTCCATGAGCCAACAGATCGGCCGCTAATAGTTTCGAAGGGTTGGGTGGGGGTGTCGCCATCGTCGAAACGAAACCAAGCGGTAGGGCCGTCTTCCCGTACTTGGTATTCCCAGTAGGAGGGGAGGGTGATGAGGTTCAAGACTTTGAAGGCGTCGGAGGCGGTGACGACTGCGACAGCGTCGGAGGGGTTTGTGTATTGCTGGTCCCACTGGTCGACATAGCCTTGGAAGATTGTTTGAGCGGAACCACCAGGGGCTGTGGCTTGAACACGGATTGGGCGTCCTGGTGTGAGTTTGCCGTAGTAGGCGCCGACAGTGTTTTCAGGGTCGAAGGTTCGGTCTTCGTTGCTGAGAATGATCTGACAGTTTCCGGTGGTGAAGTCGTCGAGTTCGGAGGAGCGGCCTCGTTTGATTTGCACGCTTCGGACGGCGGTGGAGACGTCGGTGTAGGTGATGGAGGCTAGTGTGGATCCGAGGGGGACTGTGTTGTTTCCGGCGGCTGTGGAGAAACCTATGGCAACAGTGATTTGGACGCCATCTGCGATTTCTGCTGGCATCAGCTTCGCCACCCTGAGCCGGAGCGGCGTTCGAAGCTTGAGATGGCTTCGACGATGGTTTGGCCGATAGCGGCTTTGTCGGCGGTGGGTGAGACAGAAACGTTGATGGTGACATTTCCGCCACCACCATTCATGCTGCCGCCAGCGTTGGCGACGAGTGCTTTGCTGGTGGAGAAAGCGTCCATGATTCGGCCATAACCGGACGGAACGAACAGTTCCGGACCTTTCTCGCCGACAATGTAAGGCGTCCCGGAGTCGACTGTTCCGCCTGTCCACATTTCACCGAACAGGGCGCTGAATTCTCCAGCGGTGAGGATGATGCCTTGAGCTTGGAGTTGTTGGATCAGTTTGCTTTTTGCGTTGTTGAGTGACACTTCGGCTTCAATGCGGATTTTTATGACTGGGTTTTGTAAGCCGAGGAGGAACAGTTGGAGGGACATATCTTCGATACGTTTCCGGAGGGGACTATCGGGAGCCAAGGTGCCAGCCAGTTCTTTCAACTTTTGCGACTGGATCATGTGGCCTTCGCCTGCCGCCAAAGTCTTTCCTTCAAGTTTTGCTTGGGCTTCAGCAGCGGCGGCGGCAGCTTCGGCCTCCTTCAGCATGGCTTTCTCCAAAGCCAATTCCTTTGTGGTGCGCTCATCGGCTGTCAAACCACCATCGCTGAGAGCCTTGTTGTATTCGGCCAGGGCCTGTCGAGTAGCGATCTGGGCTTCTGTGTTGCTGATGTTGAGGTCGTACAGGTCTTTCAACTTGTCGTACTGGGTTTCCATTGCTTTGGAGGCCGCGTCAACTTCAGCGGCTAGATCCGCTTGAGCGGTGGCCTGCTCTTCAGACAATCCGGCTTCAATGCCTTTTTGGATGTTCAGCTGCCGGATGACTTCCTGCTGCTGGTTGTAAGCGTCGATACCGTTGTAAAGGGTTTCGATGAGTCCTTTGTCGGCGGCGCCGGTTTCAAGAAGGCGCGCGATGAGTTCGTTTTGAGAGCCGCCAGCGTCCTTGATCGCTTGGAGGCGAGTGTTGTAGGCGTCGGTCCCCTTGTTGACGTCTTCTCGGATTAAAGCCTCAACCTCGCCCTGTTTCACCAAGGCGTCGCGGTTGTCGTCGATTACGTCGGAGAACTGAGAGACGGAAATGCCGGCTTTGTTCAAATTGTCGATCTGGTTTTTGGATTGCAGAATGGCTGCGACGGTTGTGCGGGTGTTTTCCGTCATGCTGCCGTCGAGTTCGTTGAAAGTCTTGGTCAGAGCGTCAATGTCTTTTTTCACTGCCGCTTGTTCGTCTGAATACTTTTTCCAAGCGATACCACCGACGACAGCGGCGACGCCTACAGCCAAAGCCGCTGGGCCGAGAAGAGACATCCCGCCAGCGGCAGCGGCAGCGGTTGACCCGGCAGCCTGTGTGGAAATGTTCATGGAGGCGATAGCCCCCTGGGTGCTGACTGCTTTGGTTGCCGTGTCAAGAATCGCTGTTCCAGCGGTCTTCGCTGCACTAGCAGCCAACGTGAAACCTTCAACAAGTTTTGGACCTATCAAAACAATTCCGGTGAGGCCGATCAGACCTGTTTGGACTGGGCCTGGAAGGGCGGTGAATGCTTCGGCGACGAGGGTGACGGTTTTTTGGATTTGGGTGTAGACGGGGAGAAGTGATTTGCCGAGTCTGGCAGAGGCGTCTTCCATGGCTGCTGCTGCTCGTTGCTGCTGGCCTTGGGCTGTGTCAGCTTCACGGCCGAACTGTCCCTGAGCGAACGCTGAGCGTTCCGTGATAAGGGCGAGAGTGGCTTGGCCTTTGGCGTATGCAGTGACAGAGGACTCGGATTCTGCCAAGCCCATGGAGACGGCTTTGGCGCTGATCTCAGAGGCTTTCAGGGCGATACCAAAACGCTCGAGGGGATCGAACTCGCCTCGGAGGGCGGAACCTAAAGCGGAGACGGCGTCGTTTGTGTTGCCGCCAAGAGTGGCAGCCAAATCGGCGCCAGTTTTCGTTAAGAAGACAGATTGTTTCGCTGCCTCTTCCGCCGAAAGCCCAGCACCTTTCAAAGAAGCGCCGAGACGTGAGGTCAGCGAACGAGCAGCGTTTTCAGAGAGGCCGACCAGGTCGGCGGCTCCTTTTGCGAATTCGTTGATGGGTCCGGAGGCTTGTTCGAAGACAGCAGCTGTTCCGCCGATCGACTGTTCTAGATCTCCGGCGGCTTTGACGAGCTTCTGTGCGCCATACAGGACAGCGCCTCCGAAGAGGGCGGTTCGGAGGATGTCGCCCGACTTTTTGGCGTTGTTTCCGAAGCCGCTGAGTTGGCCTTCTGCTTTGAGAAGTTCTCGTTGAAGTTGTGCGGCGTCACCTACAACGGCGACCCTCACTTCACGTTTGTCACCGGCCATCGGTTGCCTCACTCATCCCAACGCTTAGCGTCCGAACCGTATTCGGCTGCTTCTCTGCGTCTTGTTTGAACTTCGAACATTGCGTCGAGGTAGTGGTCGGGTTCCTCTAAAAGTACGGATACTGGGATACCCGAGTCAATCGCCAGCGCTGCTACAGCGAGGGTGAAGAACTCGGGTCCGTAGGGGTTTCTTCTTCTTCTTCCGAAAGAATGTCGACCCCATCAACGGTTTCCATCCATTCGTCGAAGTCGGGAAGATCAGCGTTGATTCGTTTTTCTGCACACCATCCGAAATACCACAGATGTTCGGTGTAGATGCCGCCTTCTGAGAACAGGTTGGAGACTGGCATTTTGAACTGTCGTTCGAACTTGACGGCGTCGACCTTGCGGCCTGGTGCTTCGACGATGTTTCCGTCTTGGTGTGTGATTCGGTATTTTGCGAACATGGCGGGCTGTTCCTTTATCGGAGGGCGGATTGGACTGCTTTGTCGACTGCTTTGCCGGCAGCTTCGACGAGTCGGTTTTGTGTCTCGAGGATGCCAGGGTAGACGTAGCGGCCTTTTTTAATGATAGGCCGGACGATGGTTTGGTTTCGGCCTGGTCCACGGTTCTTCAATGAGCCACCGAAGTCCAGCCATCCAAAGTATGGGGCGACGGATGATTTGCCACCGGCCAGGACGTAGAGGGTGTTCCCTCCGGATCTGGCTTTCAAAGTGAACTGGGCGTAGCCGGATCGTTTGGGGACTCTCCGCATAATGGCGGGGAGGGTGTTGAGGATGATTGCGGATTTGAGGTCTTCGCGTAGGACCGGGACGAGGTCCGGATGTATCTTTCGAAGATACTTCCGAACCTCGGCCAGGTTGCTGACGTAGACCCCAGCCCCTACAGCCATCAGCCGTTCTTGGCGATGGTGCTGGCTGCGCGCCAGCTGCCCGAGACGGTGATGGGACCGTCGACAGGCGAGTCGACTGAGAAGTCGAAGAAGCCAGTTCCGTACCAGTAGACGTTCGGGGCGTTGGTGATGTCTGGGTACAGGTAGAACTTGCGGGCGTCACCATCTACAGCGGCGGTGTACGACTGTGCGGTCGCGTCGTCGAAGTAGCCGGAGAAGCTGCCCTGAGCGTCGGGAAGGCCCGAAACGTACACCTTGTTGGTGTCGCCGAATGAGGTGACTTCAGCGGTGTCGACAGCGAATTCGGCTGACCACTGCTTAAGGAATGCGACGGATGAGGGATTCGCTGCTGATGTAGCGATTCCGAGGTAAAGGCGACCGTTACGGCCGTGGCGACGTGCCATTGGTTTCTCCTTGGGGAGTTGGTGGGGTCTGGGGTTCTCCGGTCACGTCGGGATGCTCGGGAGAGCTGCTACACATTCCAGCAGGTGCCGGACATTATTGTCGAAAGTTCGGGTGGCTACTGCGTTTCGGGCCTCGAGTGCGGCTGTTTGCCGTTCCGTTGGATGGTTCAGCCACCATCGTAGTTTCTCTCCGAACTCTTCGGGTGTTTCGAAGGTCGGCAACATTGACAGGACATGGTCGGATTCGGGTCGGGATTCTCGGAGGAAGAAAGTTCCTGTGGCGGCTAGTTCCACTTCTCTTGGACCCATTGCCCAGCCTTGGTCGTGTCCGGCGGCGCCTTCTTTGCGGTAAAGGTTCGCTGATGTGTGGACTGAGGAATACAGCTCGACTGTGTGTTCGTTGGGGAAACAGCCTTGTTGTTCGTGGATGAGGAAGTCGTGGAGTGGTGAGTTGTCGTCGAGGGCTTGCCAGTTGCCGGCGAGTTTGACGTCGATTCCTGTCCAGTCGACTTGTTCGAAGAAGGCGATTCGGGAGGGGAAGGCGGTTCCGACCCATCCGAAGTCGGCTCGGAAGTCGTCGGCTGGTTGGTGGCGGTAATGGATTTCGGGGTCGTATGCCTGGGGGACGTACCAGGTGTTGGGTTGGCTTTCCCGAAAGGTATCTAGGTTTGTGGGGTCGTTGATGAATGCGGCGTCGGCTCTGGCGGCGATGGGTTGCTGGGAAGGATCCTCATATGGGGATTCTGTGAGGATCACTGCGATTCGGATTCCTCGAGACCGGATGATGTCGAAGGTTTCTGGTGGGACGAGGAAGGCGGAGGTGATGATGACGAGGTCGGGCCAGAAGTCGAAGCAGGTGGCGCGTAATTGTTCGCCGACCATTCTGGCGGCGATGTGTCCTTTTTCTGTTTCGGGGACTTTGCCTCGGATGGCGTTTTCGGTGAAGGTGATTCTGTCGGAGAGGTTGAAGTTTTGAACTTCATTTCCGGAGCGTTTTAACGCTCGGAGCCATCCGTTGTGGACGTCTGCGACAGAGAATTCGGGGCCGGGTTCTACTGTGAGGATTCGCACTTAGCCGAGAACCTCGAGGTTCACTTCGACGCCTAGGTATT